GCGACCGTCTCGGTGCCTTCGAGGTTCTCAGCAATGCCGCACAGCGACTTGATGCGATCCTCGATCTTGCGCCGATCGCTGGTGGCTGTGCCTTCGCGCTCCTTCGCGTCAAGCCACATATTGGCCAGCTCGTTCAAATCGTCGATCATTGCTTGCCTCCAATCTTGGTGATGATGCCGCCCAGATCGGGGGCTTCCCAATCCTCCAGCTTCCCGCTGCGGTCCTTGGCTAGCCAGAGGCCGTCGCTGTCGCACATCAGGGCGCGCTGGGTGACGCCTTCGCCATCCTTCTCGACACGCAGGGCCAGCACCTCGTCGAAGAAGTAGGGCAGTGCCTGGCCGGTCTTGTTGCCGGGCATCGAGGGCGCATACAGCACCCGGCCCATCTCGTCCTGCGTCTTCTCCAGCTTGGCGCTCATGTAGACGTGGCGGCCAGGCAGATCGCGGAAGGCGCGAATGATGTCGGCCATCTGCTCCTGCATCGCACCGTAGGCCTGGCGCGGGTCTTTGGTCGCCTTTTTCTCGGCGTTGAGCACCACCTCAGCGATCTCGCTGATCGAGTCCAGGGCCACCGATTGGTAGGCCTTGGCCTCGTCTGCGCTGGTCAGCCAGGTGTAAGCCTCCTTGAGCGTGTCCATGTCGCTGATCTCGATGAAGGGCAGGTCTGCGTCCTGGATGGACAGCAGGCCACCTTCGGCCGAGAGGACGATGGGGTTGGGGATGGTCTTGATCAGCGAGGTCTTACCAGCGCCGGCCTGGCCGTAGACCAGGACTTTCACACCATTGGCAGCCAGGCTGCCGGTGGTCTTCACGTTGATTGCCATGAGTGGCTCTCCTTCTTGGTTGCGGTGATAGGTGGCGGTGGCCACACTGGCATGCGCACGATTCATGCGCATGGCGGTGGGGTCAGGCATTCGCAAAAAACTCGTCGTATGGGACAGCGACTGCATCGGCCAGCGAGACGGTGTTCTTCCACTCGGTGGAGGCACGAGTCCACAGCGTGCGTGCGCGCTCGATGGCAATCTTGGCAGTGCGGCCGGTGGTGTTGTATGCATGGAAGCGATTGCCATTGGCATCAGTCCCGAGCACTACCCACTTGATCGTCACAACAGGCTTGCGATCAACTTTGCCAGTGCCATGGCAGCGGAAGCACTTGCCGCCAATGACATGGGAAAAGCACTTAATCCAGCCGGAACCGGAGCAGCGTGGGCATTCGTAGGTCATCTGGTTTCTCCTTCGTTTCGCTGCACCTTCGGCCAATTCCGTTCGTGCAGTGGTTGCACTGTAATCCATTTCGCAGTACCATGTCAACACCCTGATGTGAAATTTTTACGACGAGGCGCAAAATGCTAACCCTAGAACAGATTCGAGAATCCTTGCGAGACCGCATGCCGGCCAAGGTTGCGGAGGCCACCGGCCTGCACTACAACACCATCCGAGAGGTGCGCGACAACCCAGATGCCAATCCGACATACAAGGTTCTCAAGACGCTGTCGGACTACCTGACACGCAGGGAGGCCACGATCAATGGCTGACCTGTCCAACGTCCTCGGTGGTCCTTGGTCACCACCCCCAGAAAAACGCATTGCTCCACCGGAGGAGCAACTGATCGACGCCATCCGGGCGGCCGGGCTGGAACCTCCAGACCAGATTCACATGGACGGGAAAATCCACCGCTTCAAGTCCGGCACAAAAGGTGGCGACAAGCCTGGATGGTATTTGGTCTTTGGGGATGGCGTTCCGGCAGGCCGCTTCGGTTGCTGGCGCATGGGCTTTGAGTCACCTTGGCGTGCGGACGTCGGCAGGAAGCTCACGCCATCGGAGGAAATGGCGCACGCCAGACGGATTGCGGAGGCCAAGGCGCTGCGAGATGCCGAGTTGGAGCGCCAGCACGAGGTGGCCTCAGCAACGGTCGAGGCAATCTGGAACTCGGCCCAGGCCGCGCACCCAGACCACCCTTATCTCACCCGCAAAGGCATCGGTGTGCATGGCGCGCGCGTGACCGGCGACGGCCGCCTGGTGGTTCCGCTTTACGACCAGGACGGGACGCTTTCCAGCCTGCAATACATTGCCCATGACGGTGGCAAGCTCTATCACCCTGGTGGGGCAACAGGTGGGAAGTTCTGGATTCTGGGCACGATGGACGAACCAGGCACGCTCTACGTGGCCGAGGGATTTGCCACCGCAGCCACCATCCACGAGACCACTGGCAGGCCGTGCGTGGTAGCCTTCTCAGCCTCAAACCTTGTGCCAGTGACCGGCACGCTGCGGGAAATGCATGGGGCAACACAGGACATTGTCATCGTCGCAGACCACGACCAATCTGGGGTTGGACAGCGGTATGCGGAGCAGGCCAGCGCCAAGTTTGGTGCTCGGATGGTGATGCCACCAGTCATTGGCGACGCCAACGACTATGCGCAGGCCGGACACGATCTGGCCAGCCTGCTCATGCCACCTTCCGAGGACTGGCTCATCCCAGCCGACGACTTCTCAGCCCAGCCAGCCCCCATTTCATGGCTGGTCAAACGCTGGCTGCAGGCCGATGCCTTGATCATGGTGCATGGCCCATCCGGTGGAGGAAAGACCTTTGTGGTGCTCGACTGGTGCCTGCGCATCGCCTCCGGCATGACCGAGTGGTGCGAGCAGAAGGTCAAGCCTGGGAATGTGGTCTACCTGGCCGGTGAAGGTCACCACGGTCTGCGTGGCCGGATTGCAGCGTGGAAGCACCACAACCAGGCTGGCAAGCTCAACATGTGGCTGTCCAAGGACGGATGCGATCTGAACACCCCGACCGGCTACTTGAAGGTAGTCGAGCAGATCAGGACGCTGCCGGAGAACACAAAGGTGATCGTAGTCGACACCCTGCACCGCATTTTGGCAGGCGACGAGAACAGCGCCCAGGACGCCAAGACCATGCTCGACGCCTGCAACTCCCTGATGGGCGAGTTCCACTGCAGCGTGATCCTGGTGCACCACACCGGCGTGTCCGAGGAAGCCCAGCACCGGGCGCGCGGCTCCTCGGCCTGGCGTGGCGCGCTGGACATCGAGATCAGTATCGTGCCAGGCAAGGACGGTGTGCCCATGCAGATCGTCCAGCGCAAGTCCAAGGACGCCGAGCTGGCCCAGACCGTCCACGTCGAGCTGCAGCAGGTCACCATCCCAGGCTGGTACGACGAGGACAACCAGCCGGTCACATCGGCCGTCATCGTCCAGGCGCAGCCGCCAGCCAGCCCCAGGAAGGACAGCAAGATCGACAGCCATCGCAAGACTTTCGAGAACGCCTGGTGGTCGTCAGGAGCCGAGGAGCGTAATGGTTTACCCTACCTAAGCAGGTCGGCGATGGTGGACTATCTGGTCCAGAAAATGGACGTCAGCGAGGCCTCGGCCAAGGTCTACATCAAGCCCAGCGCCAACGGAAAACCCATTGCAGACCTGCTGGTGGCCGAGATCATCGAGGCCTTTGAGCACGGCTGGGTGGTGATCGATGAGGCCCAGGCCAGTGCCATGCTGATCAGGAAGTCGGCGAGCTGAACATGACTTATCCACAGACTTATACACAGGCATGGCAATAGAACAAGGTAACAGAACGGAAAAAAACGGAATTCCGTTCCATGGGCAAAGCAGGGTTGGAAGGGAACTGGAACTACCCCCTTTCTATAGAAGGGGTAGTTCCCATGTTCCGTTCCCCATGCAGGGCATTTTCGTGCCGATTGACTTATCCACATAAACCCTTTAGAGTTTAGACGCAAAGGGTTTACAAGGAGATCGCAATGGGCAAGATGTACGCAGGAAACCTTCCAACTGAAGACGATGGATGGAATCAGATCGGGAAATGCTGGGACAGCGATGAAGTCGAGTGGCTGGTGTTTAGTCGTCCACAAGACCACACGCCAGACTGGATGACCTACAAGATCGTGGCCAACGGGCGAGCACGCAACAAGGCCAACTACTGGCTGGTGAAAAACATCGAGACAGGCCAGATTGGATTCGCAAGAGACTACGTACACATGCGAGACAACAGGCCAGAACTGCATGCGCAGGTCGAGGCAATTTTTAAGAAGGTGAGCAAGCAGTGAGCACCACCAACGTGAACGAGATGCTGGCCGGACGCCAGGGAACCTATGGCGCGTTCGAGAACCACGCCAAGATCAGCCAGGCGCTCAAGGATGTGATGTTCGAGCGATCAGGCTGGGATCGGCTCAAGCCAGACCAGCGCGAAGCCCTGGAGATGATCCAGCACAAGATCGCGCGCATCCTCAACGGCGACCCGACCTATGCCGACAACTGGATCGACATCGCAGGCTACGCCACCCTGGTGGCGAACCGCCTGGAAAAAGAGGACAATGACGCATGACCACGATTTCACACAAAAGCAACTTGATTGCAGCGCTGGCCATCGGCGCAGTCATCGGCCATCAGGGTTGGTGGCTGGCTGCCGCAGCCCTGGCCGTGGCGATCTACTGGAGAGGCGAATGAGAAAGAAGCAGAACCCGGCCGACAATGTCGAGCAATGGCCCATCGAGAAGCTGGTGCCCTACGCCAAGAACTCGCGAACGCACTCCGAGGAGCAGGTCGCCCAGATCGCTGCCTCGATCAAAGAGTGGGGCTTCACGACCGCTGTGCTGGTGGACGAGTCCGGCGGCATCATTGCCGGTCATGGTCGCGTGATGGCCGCGCGCAAGCTGGGGCTGGCATCATTGCCGGTCATGGTCGCTGCAGGATGGACAGATGCACAGAAGCGTGCCTACGTCATCGCTGACAACAAGCTGGCACAGAACGCTGGCTGGGACAACGATCTGCTGGCGCTGGAGTTGGCCGAACTTGGCGACCTCGGCTTTGATCTGGAGTTGACCGGCTTCGAGGAAGCCGAGATCGAGGCACTGCTCACCAGTGCGGTGGCCGTCGCAGATGATGAATCAGAGTCCGACGCCGACGAGCCTGACGCGGCTGACGATGTACCTGATGCACCGGTCAATCCAGTCTCGCGTTCCGGCGACGTCTGGCAACTGGGTGCGCACCGCCTGATCTGTGGCGATGCCACCGACCGGAACGTGGTCGCTGCGCTGATGCAGGGTGACCTCTCTCGCCTGTGTTTCACCTCGCCGCCCTACGGCAACCAGCGCGACTACACCTCCGGCGGCATCGCCGACTGGGATGGCCTGATGCGCGGCGTGTTCGCCCAATTGCCCATGGCCACCGATGGCCAGGTGTTGGTCAACCTCGGGCTCATCCACCGCGACAACGAGTTCATCCCGTATTGGGCTGCATGGCTCGACTGGATGCGCAGCCAAGGTTGGCGGCGCTTTGCCTGGTACGTCTGGGATCAGGGTCCAGGGATGCCCGGCGACTGGGCAGGCCGCTTTGCGCCGAGCTTCGAGTTCGTCTTCCACTTCAACCGGGAGAGCCGCAAGCCGAACAAGATCGTCCCCTGCAAGCACGCAGGCCAGGAATCCCACCTGCGCGCCGATGGCTCCTCCACGGCGATGCGTGGCAAGGATGGCGAGGTGGGCGGCTGGACGCACAAGGGGCTGCCGACGCAAGACACCCGTATCCCCGACTCGGTGATCCGCGTGATGCGCCACAAGGGCAAGATCGGCCAGGACATCGACCACCCGGCCGTGTTCCCGGTGGCGCTGCCGGAGTTCGTCATCGAGGCCTATACGGACGCGGGCGACATCGTGTTCGAACCCTTTGGCGGCAGCGGCACAACGATGCTGGCTGCCGAGCGAACGGGCCGCATCTGCCGCAGTGTGGAAATCGCTCCGGAGTACGTGGACGTCGCCATCAAACGCTTCCAGCAGAACCACCCCGGCGTGCCGGTCACCTTGATCGCCACCGGCCAGTCCTTCGGGCAGGTGGCTGCTGAGCGCGCCACCACCCTGATCGCAGCCGAGAAGAACGGGCGCGTGGCGCGTCTGATGGAACTCGATCCGAAGTACTGCGACGTGATCGTCAAGCGGTGGCAGGAGTTCACCGGCAAGCAGGCCATCCACGCAGACACTGGAAAACCTTTCGCGGAGGTTACGCATGGCGAAGAAACCACAGAAACCCACAATTGAAAAATCGGTTACAAAAAAGCCGGACGGTCGGAAAAACAACGGCGGAGCACGTGAAAACGCTGGCCGACCAGCCTTTGAGCCGACCGACCACGAGCGCAAGCAGGTCGAGGCCATGTCCGGCTACGGCCTGCCGATCGAGCAGATCGCTATCCTGGTGCGCGACGGCATCGACACCGACACCCTGCGCAAGCACTTTGCGCAGGAGCTGATCTCAGGCAAAGCAAAGGCCAACAGTCAGGTAGGGAAAACCCTGTTTCAGAAGGCCATGGCTGGCGACACAACCGCAGCCATCTGGTGGTCCAAGACTCAGATGCGCTGGAAAGAAACCCAGCAGCACGAGTTGACCGGCGCAGACGGT